CCTATCAGTAGGAATTACAGACTTATCTACAATATAAGATGTTTTTCCTGTTGGTACATCTTTATCTCTTATCTGCTCAACAGTTAAGTTGCAATTATCTGCTGGGATAACAATTGCAACACCACCATCATCTGTGTTGTATATTATACGTTTATCAGAATTAGCCATAAGTTTTTATTCTAATATATCAGAAAACTTTAAACATCACCAAAAAAGACTCCGCCAAGAATGTCTCGATCTACTCTGTTACCATTACCATCAAAAGAATCAAACTCGCTGTTTGTTGTAGTCAAATCATCTCTGTTTAATGGTCCAAAAGTTTGACTATTTCCTCGTGGCATTGGAGAGAAACTATAATTACTATTAGCAAAAGCAGTTGAATATGTTATTGTATATTTCCCCGTACCTCTATCAGTAATAGAACTGATACCAAAACTATCAAGAATAGCAATAGTGCCTGTACCATTAAAATTTATCCATGCCTTTGCTCTTCCTTGTGCTACCTGCTCAGGTGTTGAATTATTAGCACCATTGGTATCTTGTAAATTGTTAACTTTTAATGTGGACATAATTAAGGATGAATAACTCCTACATTTACATCGGCACAATCAGTTCTTACACCACCTGATGACCATGAAAAAGTAGTACAAATTCTAAGATTACTTGCACTGCGAGAAGTCAGTGTGTTTTTATGCAAAATTATATTACTGTCAGTTCTTCCCTGTCCAAAAAAGTATGCAATATTTGTAGTAGCAAAACTTGTAGAAAAATTAATAGTGTAATCACCTGTTCCATTATCTGTTACTGAACTTACGTTAAAACTACTATGTGTTGTAATTGAACCAGTACCATTAAAAGTAATCCAAGCATCTAGTGATCCAGATTGTATTGGTGCTAAAAGGTCAGTGCCTCCAATATTTTGTAAGTTGTTTACTTTTAATGTGGACATAATTTAAAAAATAGCTACACAGAGTCTAAGACCATTACTTTTTACAGCACTGTTCTGGGGGTGATAACATAACATTCTTATAGCAGTTGTAGTAGGTGCAACTCTGTTAGTCCAATAGGCGTGGATACTTGGGTTAAAACTTGAAATTACTGATCCATCATGACCGAGAGTAAAAGTATAATTAGCATCAGAAAAGGCATTTTGAAAAACAATACTAAAATCTCCTGTCCCATGATCTGTTATTGAACTTACATTAAAACTAGAATTTATACTTGGCGTACCACTTCCGTTAAAACGTACAAAAGCTCTTACATATCTGCCGACTTCTGTGCCAGCACTATTTTTAACAACAGGTAATGTGCTTGTCGTTAAACTTTGTATATTAGCAACATTAAGAGTACTCATCTAAACCACACTCCAAGTTTCACCAGATCCAACGGTAACTGTTACACCTGAGTTTATCGTGATTGGGCCAAAACTTCCAGCATTTTTACCATTTGTTATTGCATAACTTGTTGTAATCGTCTGATCATTTTCCCAAAACACCTGATTAGTTCCACCGCCAGTTGCACCACCAGCCACACCCCAACTTAACGTTCCAGAGGTATCTGTAGAAATAAGGGCATAGCCAGCAACAGCAGGGTTTGTCGTTGGCAAAGTAAGCGTTAAGTTAGCAGCTAAAGCACTGGGAGATTTGACAGCAACATAATTCGTTCCATTACCTGTCTGCTCACTAAACCTAAGTTCTTTCTGGTTATTTACTGTCAAACCATTTTGATCTAAAAATGATATCTCAGCCTGGTTTGCAACTAAACCTATCTGGTTCGTTCCTTTTTTATAAAATCCTGTTCCAGTATCGCCAAAATGAAAAGATGGAGCAGATGTAGAGCCAGTAGATGTACCTAAGACACCTGTCATTACACCACCAGCTTTAAGTAGTAATCCAAGATTTGTTTGTGCAACATCTCCTAGCTCTACAAAATCATCATTTGCTTTATTTCTTATCTTTAATATCTGCGATGTATTACTAACCTCATCAATATGCAACTGATATGAACTAAGACCTGAAGTTGGATCGCCACTTCCAGATTGTAAAGTTCTTAAAGCATCAATTACTTTTTGTAATTTTGTTCTTACCTGTAAACCAGTACCATTATCTACGGTAAAACCAGCACCACCTAGACCGTCAAGATGATCTCTTGCCATTTAATTAAGCTCCTTTCCCATATCCTAACGCTTGGAATGAAAATTTCACATCTATAGGATTATTTGATTGATCTTTAAATACAATTGTAAATCCTGTGCCAGATACATTACTTAAAACAAAAAACGCTTTTGATGGCAAATCATAAGGTGAAATGCCGATCACTGGTATAAATGCAGAAGTCGAACCACCAATATCGCTTGTTCCTGTAAAGAATCTATTACCAAATACAATATCCACCCCACCAGCAGATGTGCCAGATTGAATCGGTGTACTTATTACATTCCCAGAAGAAACATACTTATTTTCTGTTCTTGATGGTAAAGAAGCATCAAATCCTAACTCTGTAAATTTTATATTTTCATTTGTATCTACAGAAATAAGATTTCCTCTAAATTTAAAATATCTACCAACAAATGAGCCATTTCTTAAGTTTACAAAGCTTGTATATGTAGAATTATCATTTGATGTTCGCACTGTTAATCTACCTTTTAATCTATCAACAGCAGCACCATCAAAATCAATTCTTAAATTTAAATCAGGAATTGAATCAAATTGATCTGATATATTAAATCCTTCACTTTTTATATGTCTTTTTAATCTTAAATTCTGATAAACAGCACCTAAATCAAAAGTATTTGCAAAATCATATGTTCCAGTTAAATTATTAACTGGGTTTGAAAGTTGTAATGCACCAGATACAACACTTAAATTAGTTTTCGTCCCACTAAATGATGTTTGTTCTCTTTGCTGTTTAATTACAAGTTCATCTTCTGTCTCTGGTAACGCAAATTCTACCTTTGCTTCATTGGCAGATAGATTACCAGCTAAATCTTCAAACTTAATACTATAAGTTCCTTGAAGTGCAGGTACGACAACCTCTGTTGTATTACCATTGCTTGTATCAAGATCTATTGAATTACTGAAAGTAGTACTACCTACAGATGTTGTAGAGTGTCTGATCAAACATCTACCACCAAAGATCACATCTTTTGCCAGTGCCAAATCCCAACTCAATCTGACTTGGTAATTATTTATTGGTTCGATTTCTAAATTTGTAGGCTGTTCTGGTAGTGCAGATAAAGCATTTACAGAAATATTAGCTTCTGTTGGTGTGTTTGATCTTTGGCCTAAGGCGTTGACAGTAAAAAGCCGTATATCATACGATCCAGCTTCAAATTCTGTCTGTACAATCTCAAATGTTGTTTCTTGCGTATTGACAAGAGTAAAATTATCTCCATCTCTTCGATATTGCAATGTATAACCAGAAGCACCATCAACAGCTTGCCAATCAATAAATACTTTTGGTACTGCTCTGTTATTAATAACAACAATTTTTTCTTCAAGAGTTAAACCTGATGGCGGTGATAATATCGCAGTCAGTAAATTTACATTTCGAGTTGGCAGTTGCTCACCATCTTCTACGGCTGCATATTTGTCTTGGTTATGACTTAAAGCAGTAATAGCATAAGTTTTCTTTGCTGTTTCTTTTATATTTATCACTCTCCAATTAGTGACAGATAAACTTGCTGATTCAAAAATATATGGGCTATTAACAACAGGAGCAGAAGAAAAAGCACTGCTGACATTTACAACAGTTTGATTATTTGAGTAGCTGGATATTGTTTTGGTTTCTACTGTTCCATTACTTAATAAACAACTAATAGTTGGTGAATCACTAATATCAGGTTGATTTGTGTCATTAACATTATCAATAGTTATTTGATCTATATTTGAGTTGCCTTGACTTGAGCCAACTGCTTTTACTACACCTCCTCTTCTTGTTGCAGCTTTGACTCTATCAGCGATACCAATAATATTTCCAATCTCTATAACTGCACCAGCAGCAATATTGGTTTCAAACACACAAGTCTCTGTAGCTGTCTGCTGTGTGTTTAAAAACCATTTTCCAACTCTTTGTGCCTGACCTCTTGATGTCGTACCAAAAGTTCTGATGGTATTTATATGTTCACCATATTTTGCTATAGCTGCTGTATCTTTAACGGTTACATAATCCAACTGTTGAGTTTCAAGGTCAAAGTAACTAATATTTATAATTGTAAATCTTGTTTTTAAAGAACTACCACTATAAACAAATTCTCCATTAACCACATTTGCATTGTTAAATACATAATCAAAAGAAACATTACTGGGATTAGCAAAGTCTTTTGGTGCGTCCTGAGATATTTTTATAGTGCCTTCTGAATAAAAAGGCATTGCTCTCATAACAGAACAGATATCATTAATGACTTTTAAAGCCTCTTGTTGAGTTTTTATATTGACGTTTAAAGAAAATCTAGGTTCTTGTCCACCTTGCCCATCATCTACTAATTCTCCACAATATTCACTGACTTTACGAAAAACAAACTTATCAATATCTGCTTCTGGCAATCCACAACCATACTGTAGATTCTCTTCAATTTCATTATCATCATTTCTTGTAATTCTATCTTCGTGCGAAATAAGAAGATCATATAAGATCCAAGCTGGATCACTTGTCCATTCCTTATCAGCCTTAAAAGTTCCATTAAATGTACCACTATAAGTAATTCTTCCTGTTGAGAGTTCTACAGTGGCATTATGAGGAATTTTTACTTTTTTACCTCTTACTCTAAATACTCTTGATGGTAAAGATGGAAATTCTTCTGCACTAAAACGTAATGAAGTATATGCAACGTTTGGGTAGTTATTTGATTCTTCAATAATTTCTGTAACACCACTTAAACGCATTGTATTAAAGGTATTATTATCACCTTCATCATTCGTTCTAGATACAGTAATAGTTAT